TGCTGGAGGAGGATATAATACATCCTCAGGACCAGTAACATTAAAAACGATAGGACCACAATAATATGGCATTTGTAGACGATGGATTCACATACGCAACTTTAACCACAGCGATTCAAAATTATACTGAGGTAGATACTTCTGTATTTACTTCTACAATTACAGATCAGTTTATTGGTAATGCATGTTTAAGATGTATGAGAGATTTAAATATGGATTCTGATAGAAAATCTCAAACAGGTTCTTTAGTTATTGGACAACAATATATCAATGCTCCAGCTGGAGCTTTAGCTATTCGATCTATTCAAATTACTGAAGACGATACTACACCGGACACTCAAGTATATTTAGAAAAAAGAGATGTTACTTTTTTAAATGAGTATAATAAATTTTCAGATGCGGGTAATAGTGAAACAACAGGAAGAGGTCTACCTAAATATTATGCTATGTTTGGAACTACATATACAATGACAGGAAATACAGATTCTACATCTGGAACAATTATGTTTGCTCCAACACCCGATAAAACTTACACTTTTCAAGTTAATTTTACCAAAAGACCAGACGGTTTATCAGGTAGTAATACGACTAATTACTTAAGTGTAAATTTCCCAAATGGACTCTTATATGCATGTTTAGTCGAAGCTTATGCTTATTTAAAAGGTCCAATGGATATGTTGACTTATTACGAACAAAGATATAATAATGAGATTGAAAAGTTTGCAATTGAGCAAGTTGGAAGAAGACGAAGAGATGATTATGACGATGGAACTATCAGATTATATATTGACTCGCCTTCACCTTCGAAGTAAAAGGGATTAGGAGAAAAAAATTATGGCTATAACATCAGCAGTAACTAACACATTTAAAGCAGAACTATTTAAAGGTGGACATAACTTTAACACATCAGGTCAAACACCAGCTGGCAATGCATTTAAACTATCTTTATATTCATCAGCATCAGCAAACTTGGATGGTACAACATCTCAGTACACTGCACCAACAGATGGTACAGCAGATCCAACAAATACTTACGAAGTTACTTCAACTTCATCTGGATACGCAACAGGTGGAAAAGCTTTAACTAATCAAGGTGTAACAGGTACTTCAAGTACAACAACAAGTTTTACAGACTTTGCAGATTTATCTACAGCAAACGGTACGTCTTGGACGTCAGCAACTTTTACAACACATGGTTGTTTAATTTATAATACAACTGCAGTTACTGGATTTACAACTAACAGATCAGTATGTGTTGTTTCATTTGGTGGAGCTAAAACAGTTTCTAATGGAACTTTTTCTATTGAGTTTCCAACAGCAAGTACATCAGCAGCAATTCTGAGAATAACATCATAAGGAGTTAAGTCCTTATGGCTGATACTACAATCACAGTCACAGTCGCAACAGGAACACAGTATCTTGTAGGTGGTTCAGGTAATGTTTATTATTTTGATGGATCTCAACCTTCAAGTTTTACTTTTCCTTGGGTTAAAAGTGCAACTGTAAGATTAGATCAATCAGCTTCTTCAAACGATAATCATCCTTTAATTTTTACTACTTCAAATAGTACTAGCACTTCTACAATGAGAGCTGGAATTATTTCATCGAATGTAACTTATTATTTAGATGGATCATCTAATCAATCTGATTACACAAACACAACGACATTTAATGCAGCAACAACAAGATACATAGAAATTGCTCCTGCAACATCCACTGATTTTTATTTTGCATGTTGGGTACACGGGATTTCTATGGGAGGAATTGTAGATATTACGAGTAATACTTGGGGTGCACTATCTTGGGGAGAAAACGAATGGAATGATCAAGGTGATGAAACTGTAACTTTAACTGGTCAAGCAATGACTGTAGCGGAAAACGCAGCTGGAGTTGTTGCTACTCAATTCCCTGGTTGGGGTACTTTAGAATGGGGTGAAAACGGTTGGGGTAGTGTTAATGCAGCTAAAGAAGTTTTACTAGGCCAAGAGGCAAGTATATCAGTAGGCACATTAACTCCAGTTATAGGAGAAGCATTAACTGGTTTCCAAATTCAAACAGTTTTAGGTGCTCCTACAACTACTTTTGATTTTGAAGTTTCTTTAACAGGTCAAGAAATAAGTGTAGCCCAAGGAGTATTAGGTGTTAACTCTAATGAAGATACTGAAGTAGGAGTTCCTAGTTTCCTAACTACAACAAGTGTAGGAAGTTTAACTGTTAATCAAAATGCTGATGTAAATGTTGGTTTGCCTAGTTTTTCAATATCTACAGACGTTGGAAATTTAATTGAAGCAACACAGGTAAAAATTGAACTTACAGGTCAAGCTGTAACAGGTTCAGTAGGTACAATTACTCCAGATGATATGGCTGTAGGGGCTGTTTCTCCAGGTGCTATGACTGCTTCCGTAGGTGCTATTACTCCTGTAGATATGACTATAGGATTGACTGGATTTGGATTAACTGCTACATTAAACCCAGAGTTTGGTATTTTGCATTATGGAAATGTTGACACTGGTAGTAATACATCGTATACAAACGTAAACGTGGCTTAGGAGAAAAAAATTATGGCTTCAACATATAATAGTCTTGGTATTCAATTAATGGCAACCGGCGAAAACGCTGGTACATGGGGAACGAATACAAATAATAATTTAAATTTCATCATGAATACTCTAGGGTATATTGATGTAGCATTAACAGCAGATAGAACTTTAACTATTCCAGATGGATCTACAGGAACTTATGATGGTAGAGCTATGTGGATTAATTTATCAGGAACTACTGGTGGATCTAGAGTTTTAGATATTGCTGCTCAAGCTGGAGATCCTAATGCAAATATTGAAAAACCTTTTATTATTGTAGATAATACAACAAGAAGTGATGCAGCTAATACAATAACATTTAAAGTAACAGGTCAAACAGGTATTTTAATACCTACGGGTGGAACTGTTTTATGTTTCCATAATGGAACAGATATAGTTTCTTCTGGTTTTCCAAGCACTACAGGAGCTCAACCAGCCTATACTTTACCATCAGCAGATGGCACAGCAAATCAAGCATTAATAACTAACGGTTCTGGTGTTGTAAGTTTTGGATCAGCAGGAGTATCAACAGGAAAAGCTATTGCAATGGCAATGATTTTCGGATAAAAAACAAAAGAGGAAATAAATTATGGCAAACCCAAATATAGTAAACGTCGCAACAATTAATGGTGAGTCGCAAGGACTTGCATTAGGAACAGGTGATTCAAATGTTATTATTGCAGCAATTAGTTCTAGTAAAGTTGTTAAAGTAAATAGAATTACAGTAGCAAATGTTGATGGAACAAATGCAGCAGATGTTTCTATTAAAGTTGTTAAAGCTGCTTTTACTTCTGCAGCAACAGGTGGTGCAGGGAATGTTGGAACAATTTATTTAGCAAAAACAATTTCAGTACCGGCGGACGCATCTTTAGTGTTATTAGATACGCCAATCTATATGCAAGAAGGAGATGCTCTTCAGGGAGGAGCTAGTGCGACGTCTGATCTAGAAGTATTTGTATCATACGACGTAATAGCATAGGGAGGTAATTAGCTATGGCAAATGGCGGAGTTATCGGACCTGTAAATACTGTTTCAGTACAATATGATAAAGACAAAGTAACCTCATTTACATCTTCAGGATGTTTTAATAAAGCTACAACTAATCCCGCAGCACCAGGAAATGCAACTGTAGTAGTTGTTTCAGGTGCAGGAGGATCAGGTTCTGATGCAGGAGGCGCTGGCGGTGCTGGCGGTATGACTGTTACAGAAAATCATCCTTTACCAGCAAGTACAGTACCAGTTACAATAGGTGGCGGTGGAGCTGGAGGTCCATGGCCTAGTTCATCAGCTGCTGCTAGTGGTAGCGCTTCAACTTTTGGAGCTGCTTCTCCTTTATCAACAACAGGAGGAGGTGGAGGTGGTTCGCCAAATCCAACTTCAGCAAGAAATGGTTTGCCAGGTGGTTCAGGTGGTGGTGGAAGAGAATCTGCACCAGGTGGTACTTGTGCTGGTGGTTGTGGAGTTTGTGGACAAGGTTTTAAAGGTGGTGGATTAGCTACTCCAGGAAATGGAGCCGCAGGAGGCGGTGGTGGTAAAGGTGGAGTAGGTGGTTTAGGAATAGTTCCTTCAGCACCAACATGTGGTGTTCAAGGTGGGCCAGGTTTAGATATTACACCTTATCTTGCATGTGCAGAGGCAGGATACTCAGTACCTAATTCAGGAATTTATGCTGGCGGTGGCGCTGGTAGACCAGGTGGTGATCAAAATCCAGGAGGTGGTGGATCGTGTTGGTACAGTCCTACTCCAGGAATACCACAATCTGAAAGTAATGCTGGAAAAGCTAATACTGGTGGTGGAGCAGGAGCTGGACAAGGAAATGCAGTTGGTGGAACAGGTGGTTCAGGAGTAGTTTTAGTTATAGAAAAATGTCAAGCAGCGGGTGGTAACAAAGCACCAGGTGTTTGGCAAATGAACACGGTATATGATTTTGTAAAAAGTGACAATTGGGTATCAAGAACAGCAGACATAGATTACATGGTAGTTGCTGGTGGTGGATCAGGCGCTTCATCAGATGTAGGTGGTGGAGGTGGAGCCGGAGGTTATAGAGCTTCTGGTTATGGCCCAAGTCCACTTCAAGGATCAGCATTAAGTTTAAGTATAGGAAGTCATGCTGTTACAGTTGGTGGTGGAGGTGCAGCACGACCTACAGGTGATACTCAAGGTGCTACTGGTACAAATTCAAGTTTTAGTACAATAACATCATCTGGTGGTGGTGGAGGTGGAGCATGTAATGCTGGAAGTCCTACCCATAGCGGTGCACCAGGAGGTTCTGGTGGTGGAGGTGCTTACAGAGGTAATGCTTGTGAAAATAAAGGAACAGGTAATGTTGGTGGTTTTACTCCTCCTGAAGGACAGCCAGGTGGAAAAGGAGCAGGTACAGGCACACCCCCTGCAGCAGGAGCTGGTGGTGGTGGTGGAGCAACAGCTGCTGGAGGAACTGGTAGTTCTTCTACAGGTGGACCAGGTGGAGCTGGAGCACCAAATGCAATTACAGGAACAGATACATCATACGCTGGTGGTGGTGGAGGAGCTGGTGAAGTTGGTAACCCTGGATCTGGTGGAGCTGGTGGTGGTGGAGCTGGTGGTACAATGCCAGGCGGTGGTTGTGGAGTAGCTGGAACAGCTAACACTGGAGGTGGTGGTGGAGGAGCTGATGGAAATCCAAGAGCTAGTGGAGCAGGTGGTTCAGGTATTGTGGTCGTAAGATCAGCAGGAATACCAAAAGGAATTTTATTAACAACAGATAGTGCACCAAATGCACCAGTAACATCTAGTGATGGTATAAATCAAATTGCAACTTTTAATGCATCAGCTAATTTAACTATTGGTGATAGTGGTGGTGGCTCAGAATTTGATTATTTAGTTATTGCTGGTGGTGGAGCTGGGGGTGGATATAACGGTTCAGGAACTGCCGGAGGAGGTGGCGGTGGAGCTGGAGGTATGAGATCTTCATTTCCTGGCGGACAAAAAATTATTTTAAATCCAGGGTCTAATGCAGTTACAATTGGAGCTGGTGGAACAGCTGCTTCACAAGATAGAGGTGGTAGTGGTACTGATTCAAGAATAGGCTATATTACAGCAACTGGTGGTGGAGGTGGTGGATTAAATTTAGGAACTCCTGCATTAACTTATTTAGGAAAATCCGGAGGATCTGGAGGAGGTACTGGAGTTAGTGCATCTCCTAATTTCTTTACGTCTCCTGGTGGTGTTGGTAATACACCAACATTAAGTTCTCCTGCAATTTCAGCCCAAGGAAATAACGGTGGAACTTCTAACACAGGAGCAGGTTATAATAGAGCTGGTGGTGGCGGTGGAGCTGGCGCTGTGGGTGGAAATGCCGGTCCTGCTGGAGGAGTAGGTGGAGCAGGTTTAGCAAATTCAATTACAGGTTCTCCAGTAACAACTGCTGGAGGTGGTGGAGGATCAACAAATAATAATGGATGTGCAGGAGCAGGTGGCTCAGGTGGTGGAGGAGCAGGAAATAAATGTGGTGCTGGAACAGCAGGAACAGTCAATACCGGAGCTGGCGGTGGTGGCGGTGGACCAGCTGGAGCAGGTGGATCAGGCACAGTTATACTTAGAATACCTGCAGGAAATGCACCAGGATCTTTAGCAGCAGCTCCAGGAACTAATACAATAACAACTTTACCAGCACCAGCAGGTGGATGTAAAATAGCAACATTTACTGTATCTGGAACATTGACAGTATAGAAAAATTAAATTATAAATATAACTTTTAAGGAGTAATAATATGGCACATTTCGCAGAATTAAAAACAAAACCAGATCCAACAGGTTTTACATCAGATACTCATCAAGTAGTTGAAAGAGTTGTTGTTGTAGGAAACGATTGCGTTCCTTCAGATATGCACCAAGATGGAGAAACATGGTGTATTAATTTTTTCAAAGGTGGAATTTGGAAACAAACTTCTTACAATAATAATTTTAGAAAAAAATATGCAGGTATTGGAGATATTTACGATCCTGTAAAAGATAAATTTTTATCACCACAACCTCATGCTTCATGGTCACTTGATGCAAGTGATGATTGGCAAGCACCAATAACTTATCCAACAGTTTTAGAAGATGATGGTGTTAGATATTTAATTAGTTGGAATGAAACAAAATATGTCGCTGACAACACTAAAGGTTGGGAAGCAATAAAAATAAACGATACAGCGGAAACACCCACAGTTTACAACTGGAATGGTACATCTTGGGTGTCCGAATAGGAGACTTAAGATATGGCGAGCCCAGCAAACAGCTCACAAAACGGTGGAATACTTGGAGTAGCTAATAATACTTCTTTTGGAAAATGTACTATTACATCTAAAACATCTTCAGGATCACTTACAACACAGGCAGGAACAAGAGTTGTAGAAACTCTTGTAGTTGCTGGTGGCGGAGGTGGTGGTAAAGGAACTGGTGCTGGTGGTGGCGGCGGTGGATTTAGACAAGTTTCATGTATTAGTGTTTGTGGATCAACTCCTTATGCAGTTACTGTCGGAGGTGGTGGAGCTGGCGCAGGACCTTCCAGAGGTCAAGGAACTCAAGGAGTCAATTCAGTATTTTCAACCGTAACATCAACTGGTGGTGGAGGAGGTGGTGGACAACCAACATCAACGGGACCACTTGATGGAGCACCAGGTGGATCTGGTGGAGGAGCTGCTGTTAGTGGATCTAATTTAGGAACAATAGGATCAGGAAATACTCCCCCAGTTGACCCATCACAAGGGAATAATGGAGGAACTGCCTTTGCTGACAGAGGTTCTGGTGGTGGTGGAGGCTCAGGAGCTGTTGGAGGAAATGGTACCGGTGGAGGACCCCCTGTTGCAACTGGATCAGGTGGTGATGGTGGTGCTGGTACAACAACTAATATTACAGGATCTTGTGTAACTTATGCTGGTGGTGGTGGCGGTGGTCATCACAATGGTGGTTGTCAAGGATCAGGCGGATCTGGCGGCGGTGGAGCTGCATCTAAAACAGGCTCTGGAACAGCTGGAACTACAAACACTGGTGGCGGTGGAGGCGGAGCCTCTGATTATCCAGCTCCTGGTTGTGGTGGAGCAGGTGGACCAGGAATAGTTGTCGTAAAAGAATTAACAAAAGCAAGTGGTGTGTGGTCAATGTCTTCTCAGTATGAAGCAAAAAGAGCAGGAACATGGCCAAAATTTGGTTTTAATTTAGATTATTTAGTAATAGCTGGTGGTGGTGGCGGTGGTGGAACTTTTGGCGGTGGTGGTGGAGCTGGTGGTTATAGAGAATCAGCAGGTACTGCTACAGGTGGTTATACTGTTTCTCCTTTAGGTGCAGGAAGTGCATTTATAACAGCAGGAACTTATTGCATAACAGTAGGTGCTGGTGGAACTGCAGGAGCTAATCCCGGCAATGGTGGTGGATCTGGAACTGATTCAGTTTTTGATTCAATAACATCAACTGGTGGTGGGGGTAGTGGATCTGGTAATCCAGGAAGTGGTGCACCCGGAGGATCAGGTGGTGGTCAAGGATATTGTACAAGTGGTACATCTGCTGGATCAGGTAATACTCCTCCAACAAGTCCTCCTCAAGGAAATGATGGTGGTACAGGAGAACTTTCTGTTCCAGGAGGTAGATCAGGTGGTGGAGGTGGAGGTGCAGGAGCAGCTGGAAATAATAGACCAGGTCCAGGAGTAGGTGGAGCTGGAGTAACTTCTAATATTACAAACACACCAACTCAAAGAGCTGGTGGTGGTGGAGCTGGAGGAAATATTTATGGAACTGCGACCCCTGCAGCAGGTGGAGCTGGCGGTGGAGGTGCAGGAGCACCAGGACCTTCAGGAGCAGGGACTAATGGAACAGTTAATACTGGCGGAGGAGCTGGTGGTGGTGGAGTTAATGATGGTGGAGCTGGTGGTAGTGGACTTGTGGTAGTAAGAGGACCAAGCACGCAAACTTTTTCAGTAACGCCTTGCACAAATACTGTTTCTACATTACCTGGTCCAGCTGGAAGTTATAAAGTAGCTACATTTACAGTTTCAGGAACATTGACAGTTTCATAACAAATGTTATATTAAGTTCATAAAGATATATGAACATAACAAATTATTATTGGTATTTTAAATCAGTTATTCCACATAGAATATGTGATGATATTGCAAAATATGGAAAATCTATACAAGATGAAATGGCTGTTACTGGTGGTTATGGCGATAAAAAATTAACACAAAAACAAATTAAAGATTTAAAAAAGAAAAGAGATTCTAATATTGTTTGGATGAACGATAGATGGATATATAAAGAAATACAGCCATACATACATAATGCAAACGCAAATGCAGGTTGGAATTATCAATGGGATCATAGTGAGTCTTGTCAGTTTACAAAATATAATAAAGGTCAATATTATGATTGGCATTGTGATAGTTGGGATAAACCTTATCAACGACAACAAGGTGATCCATCACATGGTAAAATTAGAAAACTATCTGTAACAGTTACATTATCAGATCCAAAAGAATATAAAGGTGGGGAGCTAGAATTTGATTTTAGAAACTTAGACCCTGATAAAAAACGTAATGTTCGCAAATGTAAAGAAATATTACCTAAAGGATCTTTAGTTGTGTTTCCTTCGTTTGTTTGGCATAGAGTATGTCCCGTTAAAAGTGGAGAAAGAAAAAGTTTAGTAATATGGAATTTAGGATGGCCATTCAAATAATAGATAATTTGTTACCAAATTTATTTTTTAAAAAATTAAGTAATATATTTAATGATAAATTTAATTGGTTTTGGACTGAACATACAGGAGAAAACGATAATAATTTTATGTTTACTCATATGTTATGGGATTTTGAAATAGGAAGAAGTTCTCCACATTTTGATACTTTTGAACCTATTTTATATTTTTTAGATAAACATATAAAGATAACTAAATTAAGAAGAATGAAATTAAATTTATATACTAATCAAGGAAAAAGAATTGACCATGCAGAACATTATGATATAAAGGACGAGAAAGGTATAGTTATGGATACTGTTGATATAACCGTTTTAAATTTTACTACATGTAATGGTGGTACGATAGTTAATAATAAAGAATATAAATCTAAACAAAACCAAGGTTTAAATTTTAAAAATAGTTTAAAACATAATGGTTATGTTCAAACAGATACTAAAAGAAGAATTGTTCTTAACATAGCAACAAGTTAATTATATGAAAAAGAAAAAGGCTAAAGCTAGAAAACAAAAAATAAAAAAAGAAATTGCAGGTTATCCTAAACAATTACAATTAGAAGAATTTTTTAAATGTCCTATATGGTTTGCAGATGAACCTAAGTTTGTCGACAGTTTAAACCAAGCATCAGATAAATATATTGCAGCATCTCAAAAACAAATGAAACCAGCTATTGATAAGCGTAATAAAAAATTTGGTGACAAAGGTGATATGGGTCATGTATTTCATTCAACAACTTTAATTAACGATCCTAATTTTTTAGACTTACAAAATTATGTAGGAGCTACAGCACATAACCTATTAAATGAAATGGGTTTTGATATGTCGGGGCATCAAATGTTTACTACAGAAATGTGGGTACAAGAGTTTGCTAAAAAAGGTGGCGGACATCATACTTTACATACACATTGGAATGGCCACATCTCTGGTTTTTATTTTTTAAAAGCAGATGAGTCTACATCTTTACCTATGTTTGAAGATCCTAGATCAGGTAATGTTATGAATTTGTTACCAGAAAAAGATAAAACAAAAGTAACTTATGCTTCATCACAAATTAGTTATAAGGTTAAACCAGGTAGAATAATATTTTTTCCATCATACTTACCTCATCAGTACATTGTAGATATGGGTTATAGTCCCTTTAGATTTATACATTGGAACTGCCAAGCAATACCAAAAGGAGTGTTAAATGTCGTTTAAAAATAATAAATACACAGTATTAAAAAAAGCTATTTCACCAGAGCTATCAGAGTTTGTTTATAAATATTTTTTAAATAAAAAAAATGTTGCAAGATTTTTATTTGATTCAAAATACATTTCACCGTTTACAGAATATTTTGGTGTATGGAATGACGAACAAGTGCCAAATACTTATTCACATTATAGTGACATTGCAATGGAAACTTTATTACAAGAAGTAAAACCTGTAATGGAAAAACACACTGGTATTAAATTAAGTCCTACATATTC